TGTCGCTGATCCCGTTCTCGGAACGCGGCTCGGCCTATGAACAACAGGTGCCCGAGCGGCGCGACATGCGCGCCTTTGTCTGCCGCCAGTTCAAGAAACAGGATGTGCTCTGGGCCTCTGAAATCCAGGCCATCCGCGATTTCGGCTCTGAGACTGCGACCCAGCAGGTGCAGACCGAGGTGGCGCGCAAGATGGGGCGGCTCAGGAATGACGCCGAAGCCACCTTCGAATTCCACCTCTTCAACGGCATCCAGGGTGTGGTGAAGGACCCCAAGGACGGGGCGACGGTGATCAACTACTACACCGAGTTCGGCATCACCCCGGCGGCCGAGGTGGATTTCGATCTCGACAACCAGTCTCCCGCATCCGGTGCCTTGCGCAAACGCTGCCAGGCGCTGATCGAGAGCGTCGAGGACAGCCTTGGCGGTCTGGCCGCCGGTCAGGTGCAGTTGCGCGCCGAATGCGGTTCTGCCTTCTTTGCCGATCTGGTGGCGCACAAGGAGGTGCGCGAGACCTATCTCAACACCGCCGCGGCGGCAGATCTGCGCGGCCGCGTGGGCGAAGAGGTCAGCTTCGGCGGCATCACTTTCCGCCGCTATCGCGGGGGCCTTGGCTTCGGCGTGCCGACCGACAAGGCGTATTTCTATCCCGAAGGCGTCGAAGGGCTCTTCGAGATTTACTACGCGCCTGCCGACACGTTCGAGACGGTGAACACGCTGGGTCTTCCGCTCTATGCGCGCATGATCCCGGATCGCGACCGTGACGAATGGGTGCGGCTTGAGATCGAAAGCAACCCGCTGCCGATCTGCACCCGGCCGCAGGTGCTGCGCTCGGCCAAGCGGACGTGATGAGCGCCTTTGCTGATGCGCTTGGGATGCTGTTCCTCGATGCCAACCTCTCGGTTGATATCTGGCATAGGGACAGCGAGGGGCAGTTCACCCAAGCGCGCGGTATTCTGCGCCGTCCTGATGAGATCACAGAGTTCGGGTCGGCACGGCTCATGTCGGACACCACCCGGATCGATGTCCGGGTGGCGGATATCCCAGCACCTCGGCCGCAGGAGCAAATCCTGATCGGGGATGAAACCTTCCTGATCCAAGGCGAGCCGCGTCGTGATCGCGAGCGGCTCATTTGGACGATTGAACTGAGCCCCGCATGAAACTCGGCATCGATATAACCCCGGACCTCGTCGCCGTGATAGCCGCCGAGATCAAAGCCGGCGAGAAGGCTGTGACAACGGCCATGCGCGAGGCGGGAACGGACCTGAAATCCGCGTGGCGTGGGCAGATCACCCAAGCAGGACTTGGCCGACGCCTCGCGAATTCGATCCGGAGTCAGACCTATCCCAAGGCTGGTGAAAGCCTGAACGCGGCGGCGCTCGTCTGGTCCAAGGCCCCCGTCATCGTCGGCGCCCATGACACAGGCCCACTCATCCGCTCGCGCGACGGCTTCTGGCTCGCGATCCCGACAGCGGCGGCGGGTCGGGGGCTGCGCGGCGGCAAGATCACCCCCGGCGAATGGGAACGGCGGCGCGGACTGCGGTTGCGCTTCGTCTATCGCCGCCGGGGGCCAAGCCTGCTGGTGACGGACGGGCGATTGAACAATCGGGGGTTGGGTGTTGCCTCACGCTCGAAGACGGGGCGCGGCAAAGCGACGGTACCGATCTTCCTTCTTGTTCCGCAGGTAAAGCTGGCGAAACGGCTCGATCTGGCGCGGGATGCCGAACGCGCGCAGGCGGCAGTGCCGGGGCTGATCGTGGCGAAATGGGTCGAGGACAAGCTTTGAGTTTGCGCGAAACCATCCTCGCCGCGCTGCACGCGCGGCTTTCGGCGCTGCCGGCGACTGTTCTTCGCGGGGAGGTCCTGCCCGAGCGCGTGCCGCCCGCTGGCCTGCTGATCCTGCGGGACGGTGAACCGGGAGAGCCAGAAGTGACGCTTTCGCCGCTGCGGTACCACTACCAGCACCGTGCCGAGATCGAGGCGGTGGTCCAAGGCACGGCGCGTGACGCCACGTTCGACACCCTCTGCGCCAGCATCGGCACGGCCCTTGCCGCCGACCGCACATTAGGCGGCCTCTGCGACTGGATCGAGGCGGAAGTGCCGCGCCCAGTCGACCTGCCGGTCGAGGGCGCCGCCAGCCTGAAAGCGGCCGTCATCCCGGTGGTGCTTCACTATTCCACGGCCGATCCCTTGGCCTGAGCCCTTCACGAGAATTGGAGACAAACATGGCACGAGCGCATGGCGCCCGGGCAAGGCTGGCGCTTGCCTTCGAGACGATCTACGGCACGGCGCCCGCGGCGGGCTGGTGGCAGATGCCCTTTGTCAGCAGCACGCTGGGTTCCGAGCAGCCGCTCCAGGCATCCGAACTGCTGGGCTATGGCCGCGATCCACAGGCCCCGCTGGCCGATGCCGTGACAGCCGATGGCGACGTGGTCGTGCCGATCGACACGGTGGGGTTCGGGGTCTGGCTGAAGGCGGCCTTTGGCGAGCCTGTGACCACAGGGCTCGACCCCGGTCCATTTACCCACGTGTTCACCTCGGGCGGCTGGGATCTGCCCTCGCTCTCCATCGAGACCGCCATGCCGGAAGTGCCGCGCTATGCGCTGGCCACGGGCTGCGTGCTGGACCAACTCAGCTGGCAGATGGCGCGCGCGGGGTTGCTGACCGCCACGGCCCGGCTGATCGCGCAGGGCGAAAGCGTCGCTGCAGCCTCTACGATCGGCACCCCCGAGGTGCCGGCGTTTCGCAGGTTCGGCCATTTCCACGGTGCAATCACCCGCAATGGCCAGCCGCTCGGCAATATCGTCTCGGCCGAGCTCACCTATGCCAATGGCATCGACCGGATCGAGACCATCCGCAACGATGGGCGCATCGAAGGCGCCGATCCCGGCATGGCGGCGCTGACCGGCCGGCTGGAGGTGCGCTTTGCCGATCAGGTGCTGATCGATCAGGCGATTGCGGGCGATGCCTGCGCGCTGAGCTTCGGTTACGCGCTGCCCTCGGGCGAAAGCCTCACGGTGGAGGTGCCGGCTGTCTATCTTCCCCGGCCACGGGTCGAGATCCCCGGGCCGCAGGGCATTCAGGCGAGTTTCGACTGGCAGGCCGCCAAGGATGCCACGGCGGGTCATATGTGCCGGGTCACGCTGGTGAATGCTGTGGAGGCGTATTGAGAATGCTGACACTGGATCTCACCAATGAGCCCCGCTGGGTCGAGCTGATCCCGGGCCTGCGCCTCCAGCTGCGCCCGCTGACGACCGCGCTGATGGTCGCGGCCCGTGCCGATCCGGCACTGGATCTCGCCGTGACAGAGGGTGAGGACGCGGTTGCCACCGAAGCCTTGGCGCTGACCATGGCCAAGGCGCTGGCACGGCAGGCCATCCTCGATTGGGAGGGCGTTGGCGATGCCGAGGGTCAGCCCGTGCCTGTGGGCCCTGCCGCGATCGACGCGGCTCTGGATATCTGGCCGGTCTTCGAGGCGTTCCAGACGGTCTATGTCTCGAAGGGTCTGCTCCTGGACGCAGAAAAAAACGTCTCACCGCCCTTGCCGATTGGGTCTTCGGCGGGGGCGATCGCTACTGCGCCGCCTGCGCGCGCAGCTGCGAAGACTGCCCGGCAAGGCAAAACCGCCCGCTGACCTGCGAGGGCATCGCGGTCTGGGATCTCGTCCAGCGCCTCGGGGGGCAGCTCCGGCTGGTCGCAGGCGCGCATAGTGCCATCGTCATTGGCTGGGATATGACCGCCGCGCTGGCCCTCGCCGCGGCACTGGGCGTTCCGCCTCTGGCGGTGGCTGAACTGCTGCCGCCCATCGAGGCGGTGATGGTGCGCAAGCTGAACGAAGAAGCGCGCTCGGTGATCAGCGCTCCTTCCTGACCTCGTTCGCTATCCGAACGAGGTGTTTCACGATGTTTTCCGCGAAAGGCTACGACCCATGGCAGAGAAGCGCGTCAGCGTCCGCCTTGCGGCCGTGGGCGGTCGCCAGGTCCGGGCGGAACTCGAAGGCGTGGGCGACGCCGGCGCGCGGGGCTTCGGGCGCCTCTCGCGCGAGATGGAGGCCGCTAACACTCGCCTTGCTGCCTTCGCGCGGCGTGTCGGTGTCGCCATGGGCGCAGCTGCCGCAGCGACCACGGCCGCCTTGGGCGTCATCGTGCGGACCACAGCGCAGAGCGCGGCACAGATCCAGCAGTTCGCGCAGGTGGCCAATGCCGCGCAGGAGGTCTTCCAGCGCTGGTCGGCGGCCTCGGCCACGGTCGGGATCGAGCAGGAGAAGCTGGCCGATATCCTGAAGGACGTGAACGACCGGGTCGGGGATTTCCTGCAGACGGGCGGCGGCCCCATGGCGGATTTCTTCGAGAACATTGCGCCGCGCGTGGGTGTCACGGCAGAACAATTTGCCCGTCTCTCTGGCCCCGAAGCCCTGCAGCTTTACGTCACCTCGCTTGAACGCGCGGGCCTCTCGCAACAGGAGATGACCTTCTATCTTGAGGCCATGGCCTCGGATGCGACGCGGCTCATCCCGCTCTTGGCAAGTGGCGGGGCTGAGATGACGCGGCTGGGCGAACGGGCGGCCGGCTTTGGCACAGTGCTTGATCGCGAGGCCTTGGCCGCGCTGCGCCGCACCGAGATCGCGCTGATCGGCGTGGGCCAGGTGTTTCAGGGGATGCGGGTGCAGATCGGGGCGGCACTGGCGCCCGTGGTCACCGCAATGGCCGAAGCCTTCCTGCGGCTCGCGGAGACCGGCGGCCCGATCAACCGCGCCTTCACAGCCGTCCTCGACAATCTCACGCGCCTTGGCACCTATGCCGCCACCTTTGCGGCCTTCCTCGCCGGGCGCTGGGTGGCCGGCATGGCCGCTGCCGCTCTGTCTGTCCGGGGGCTGGCCACCGCACTCGTCTTTCTCCGCGGTGCCTTGATCCGCACCGGGATCGGGGCGCTGATCGTCGGCGCGGGCGAGTTGATCTATCAGTTCACTCGGCTTGTCAGCGGTGTCGGCGGAGTCGGCAACGCCTTGAGTCTTCTGGGCCAAGTGGCTGCCGAGGCCTGGGACCGGCTTTCGCTTTCCGCTTCTGCCGCCTGGGCGCGCGTCGAGGCGGGCTGGGCCCGCACGCAGGCCGCAATCTTCGAAGGGCTGCAGAGCACGACGGAAGCCGTGACCGGCTGGGCCAATGCCACGATCGGGGCGTTCCAGGGGGGCTTTGATGCCGTGGTCGCGATCTGGGGCGCGCTGCCTCAGACCATCGGGGATTTCGCCTACCAGGCGGCAAACGGGCTGATCGATGGCGTCGAGGCCATGCTGAATGCCGTGGTCAGCCGGATCAACCGGTTCATCGAAGGGCTCAACAGCGCGCTGTCGCTCTTGCCCGACTGGGCCGTCGGCGAAGGCGGTGTCCGGATCGGCACGCTCGATCCTGTCGATCTGGGAGGGATCGAGAACCCCTATGCAGGGGCGGCCGCTGCAACCGGCACGGCCGCTACAGAGGCGTTTCGCGCGGCGATGGGGCGCACTTACGTCGAGGCGCCCAATCTCTTCGGCGGCATGGCCGAGGCGGCGCGCGGCCGGGCGGATGGCTATTCCGAAGCGGCCACTATGCTGTCGGAGGCCGCAAACCGGCCGCGCACCGCCTGGGAGGCTCTGAAGGCTGCTGTCACTTCCGCGGGATCCGAGGGCAGTGCGGCGCTGGACGAGGCAGCTGCAGCCGCGGATCGAACGACGGCGGCGCTCGGCGAGACCGCGGGCGCTGCCGGTCAAGCGGGTGACGCCACCCGACAGGCAGGAGGCGCCGCCAAGAAAGCAGCCGAAGAAGCCGCAACGGGCTGGCGCACCGTCGCGCAGAGCCTCGCTGATTATGGGCGTGACGCCGTGGATTGGGGCAAGGGTCTTGGCCAATCGCTGGTCTCGTCCTTCCAGTCGGCAGAGAGCGCGTTTCGGACCTTCGTCACGACCGGCAAGCTCGACTTCAAGAGCCTGGTTTCCTCGATCCTGGCCGATCTCGCCGTCATCGCCGCGCGGCGCTTCATCCTTGGCCCGATCGCCAATGCGCTTTCGGGCGCCCTTGGTGGCTTGGGCGGGGGCGGCGGTCTCTTCGCGGGCATCTTGCATCAGGGTGGCATTGTCGGTGGGCCAGCGCCCATGCGCATGGTGCCAGCGATGGCCTTTGCCACTGCGCCGAGACTGCATCAGGGCGGATGGGCCGGTCTCAAACCCGACGAAGTGCCTGCCATCCTGCAACGCGGGGAACGGGTGCTCTCGCGCCGCGAAGCTGCTGACTATGGCGCGGGTGCCGCAGGGCGGGACGCGTCCCCGGTGATCAACGTCACCATCCAGACCCGCGATGCCGAGAGCTTCCGGCGATCTCGCACGCAAGTGGCCAGCGACATCGCCCGCGCCGTCGCGCTCGGGCGGCGGGGCATGTGACTACGGAGTTTCCGATGACCTTTTGCGAAGACCGTTTCCCTGACGACATCAGCCGCGGGGCGCGCGGTGGCCCGGAGCGCCGCACCCAAGTGGTGGAACTGGCCTCTGGCTTCGAGGAACGCAACGCCTCCTGGGCCCAGTCCCGCCGCCGTTTCGATGTGGCCTATGGCGTCCGCCGCGCCGATGACCTCGCCCGGGTCGTTGCCTTCTTCGAGGCCCGCCGCGGCAGGCTGCAAGCCTTTCGCTTTAAGGACTGGTCAGATTACAAGTCCTGCCTGCCCTCGGTGCGGGTGTCCGAACTCGACCAGCAGATCGGCGTGGGCGATGGCGCGGCCACCAGCTTTGCGCTGATGAAGGCCTACGGTAGCGACCCTGAGACCTATCTGCGTCGTATCGTGAAGCCCGTCGCGGGCACCATCCGCGTCGCGCTGAATGGGGCCGAGCAGTTCACCGGCTGGTCGGTAGATGTCACCACCGGGCTCATCAGCTTCGACGTGCCCCCCGATCCCGGCGTCATCGTGACAGCCGGTTTCGAATTCGACACGCCCGTCCGCTTCGACGCCGACACGCTGGACGTCACCCTCGATCTCGAACGCCTGGGCTCGATCACCGCGATCCCGCTCCTCGAAGTCCGCCTCACCTGAACCCGTTATCCCCGGACTCGCCCCATGCAAAGCTACACGCCCCTCGAACATCGCCCTGGCGATACCCCACAGCTGTTCCAGACCGGGACCGCCACGCCCGCGGTCGCTCCGGACGGCAAAGTCCTGCGCGTCACTGGCCCCGGCCGCATCGCAGGCCTCGCCCCAGTGCCAATGGAACCGGGCGAGCTCTACAGCTTTCGCGCCGCCTGGCGCCGCGCGGCAGAGACCCCCGATCCCGCAAATGATGCCATCAGCTGCGGCATCGACTGGCTGGGACCGGACAAGGTACGGATTTCCACCACGACGATTTCCACCGATACCACCCTGACGCTCGTCTCCGGCCGGCGCGCGATCCGCACCTCGGTCGCACCGCCCGGTGCGGGCCCCGCCGAGGTGATCGCGCCGCCCCGCGCCTCCTATGCCCTGCCTTGGGTCGAGGTCTTCGGCACCGGCCACCAGACCGATATCGAGATCGCAAGCCTCGAACGCCTGCCGCTCGCCTCCGTCCCCGTCGCCCGCACCTTTTATGTCACCATGGAAGGCCGCGACAGCAATGCCGGCACATCGCTCACCGTGCCGCTGGCCACCGTCGCCGAAGGCCTCGCGCGCGCAGCCGCCCTCGGCCAGCCCGCTGCCGTCATCATCCAGCCCGGCGAATACACCGTCCCGCCCGAGACCGTGATCCCCGCCAATTGCGCGCTCTACGGCTATGACCTGCGTGTGACCAAACTGCGCCTGCCCTCGGGCCAGGAGGAGAACAACATGTTTCTCCTCTCAAATGGCTGCAAAGCGCGGGGCTTTACCTTCACCGGTCTCCGCCATGAGCCCTACACTCTGGCCGGCGGACCGCCCAAGAAAGGCTATGCCTTCGCCTTCAAACCCGGCGAGATCATCACCCGCTCGCCCTACATTGCTGATTGCTCGCAGCTTCACAGCTTCTCCCAAGACCAGATGGTCCTGCCCATCGAAAAACCCGCCGGCAATCCCCTGATGCCCCGCGGCGGCGGCAAACTTCTGGCCGATGGCTCGGTCCTGGCCCCGTCCTCGCCGCTGCGCTCAGTCGTCGTGGACAGCTTTACCGCCATCAACCCCAATGGTGTGGGCTATGCCATCACCCGTAACGCCTTTGTCCAGCTGGTCTCGGTCTTCACCAACTGGTCGCGCGTGGGCCTCTGGGCCCATGACGGCGGCCAGGTCACGGTGGCCAACTCGAACAATACCTTCGGCGACTATGCGCTGGCCGCCACGGGCTTCCGGCGCACGATCCGCATCGAAGGCGTGGCCAATCCGGGGGCCATTCGCCCCTACACCGCCGCCGCCAACACGATCCTGACCGGAACCGAGGCCATCGTCACAGCCCTCATGACCACGCGCTATCCCGCCCTCGATGGCTGGTCCAATCTCACCGTGACCCAGCGCAGCCTGACCGAGCGCGACACCCGCACGCTCCTTGCTTCCATCGCCAACGATCTGCGCGCAGGCCAAGACCGCGGCATCCAGTATTTTGCCAAGGGGCTCTTTGACTGGAATGCCAATTACGCCTTCAGCTTTGCGCTCGTGCCGCTCTTTCTAGCCTGCTGGGAGGCGGCGCGCGCAGAACTGGCCAGCCGCATCGATCCCACCGCCATGGGCATGGTGCACCAGCTTCTGGATCTCCTGCGCGCGGTCGTCTCCACCCCCGAGACCTACCGCACGGGCTTTCCTTCCGTCATCGAGGCCACTGGCCAGCAGTTCTCGAACGCAGGAGCGGGCGTCAATTACAACGCGCTGCCCTACAGCCAGCGCGGCACCGGCACCAATCCTGACCCCGCCACCGCACTTCTGAAGACCGGTGGCGGGCGCATCTACGCGACCTTCTCCACCGAGCTTGGCGACACCTATCTCGGTGAAGACCTGCGGGTGGATTTCGAGCGCAGCACCATCGAAGGCCAGGCCTTCTCCCGCGGTGTGCAAAACATCGCGCTTCCCCTCATCATCGGCATCGGATCCTGAGCCATGGCCATCCTCACCACCCCCCGTCCACCCCTGAACCTCTTCGAGGTCGCGCGCGCCCCCATCGGCCCGGCCTGGTCCACAATTTACGAGGTGCCAAGCTATCTGATACCCGCCAATGGCCCGACACCTGCGCGCAGCGTCGGGGCCGCCGCCATCATGACGGGCCTGCTTGTCGCCAATGACGGCTTTGCCGATATCAGCTTTTCGGCGCGGATCATCGGCACCGACGGTATCGCCTATACTGTGCTGCGCGACGCCCTCGTGCCGCCCAACGACTTTGCCCTCATCGGGCTCGACCGCCAGGTCCTCAAATCGACGGAGCGGCTCGAGATGCGCGCGGGCGACGGCCAGGCCGGCACGGTGCATTTCTCCTTCATCCTCAATCAGCGCGAAGAGTTCGAGGTCCTGCCATGAGCGGCATCCGCTATGCGTCCGGGCGCAACCGGCTGATCGGCTTTGGCCAGAAGCTCACCTCCATCGCCGCCCTTGATCCCGCCCGCTACGAGGGCGCCGCGCTCTATTACGAAGGCGAGTTCCTCTATTCCGACGGCGAGCAATGGAAGATCCCGACCGAGACGCGCCCGATCGTGCGCCCCTCGGCCCTGGTGCCCACCAATGCCGCCGAACAGGCCCAGCTGCGCCTGACTGAGTTTCTGAGCCCCCTTGGCCTGCAGCAGACCTCCGTCGTTTTCGAGGTGAGCCTCAGCGGGGATTTTGCAAACGACCGCCTGTTCCAGCGCGTCTCGACCGATCCCAATGCCTCGGTTTACGACATCCTCTTTCCCGATGATGGCATTTCACCCGGCCAGGCCTTTTTCTGGCGGGGGCTCTACACGGCAACCGGCGGACAGCAATCGGACTGGTCCTCGGCCTATCGCCAGGTCTATCCCGACCTCATCACCTCGCCCGTGCCGCTGACCCGGCCCTTCGCCATCACCGCGACCCTCGAGATCAGCCCCTATGAATCGATCTTCGGCCTGACCTATCTGCGCAGCGAGTTCGAGATCTTTGATGACGCCGGCGAGGCGGTTGTCGCCAATGTCACCACGACAACCGGGGGCCTGGTTCGCACGCCGGATGAGCTTGCCCCCAACACCAATTACAGCTGGCGCGCGCGCCATGTCGGACAGGTCGGCCTCTCGGGCGATGTCGTGGCCTCGCGCTGGACGACGCTGCGCCCCTTCGTCAATGCCGTGAACAGCCTGATCCTCGAATACGATCTCTCGAAGGGCACCAGCGGGACCACGATCAACCTGCCGCTCAATCTGCAAAACCCAGGCGACGGGCTGCCTTTCACCCTCGATGTCACCATCGACTGGGGAGACGGAACGAGGGAACGCGTGACCACCGCTGGCGTCAAGAGCCACAGCTACACCCTTGCCGACCTGCCAAGTCCCGTGGTTACCGTCGTCGTCACCGGCACGCTTGTCCATTGGGGCAGCAACCTTTGGACCTCAGTCGATCAGTCCAAACTCACCCGCGTCAACTTCATCGGCTTCGGCATGGGGCTGCGCTCGCTCTACATGGGCTTCACCACCGCGCCGAACCTTGCCTACCTGCCGGAAAGCCTGCCCGACAGCGTCACCGATCTGGCGTTTTGCTTTTACAACAACAAGAGCTTCAACCTGCCGCAGATCGGCAGCTGGGATGTATCGCGCGTAAGGACCCTTGAGAGCACGTTTCACGGCTGCGATGCCTTCAATCAGCCCCTCGATCGCTGGCGCCCGGCGCGCTGCAACAATTTCCGCTACATGTTCGCGCGTTGCCCGCTCTTCGAGCAGAATATCGGCGCCTGGACCACGGCCGAGGCCACCACCATGGAGGGCATGTTTGCCGAGGCCCGCAGCTTCAACAACGGCGGCAGCCCCGCCATCAACGACTGGAATATCGCCAAGCTCACCAATGCGGTGGGGATGTTCTCCGGGGCCTGGGGCTTCAACCAGCCGATCGGCAACTGGAACACCGCAAGTCTTGCAACCGTCACCAGCCAGAGCTGGCCGTTCGGGATGTTCTATGACGCGCGCGCCTTCAACCAGAACATCGGCAACTGGAATGTCGCGCGCCTGACCAGCCTCTATCTCATGTTCGCTGAGGCAATCGCCTTCAACAATGGCGGATCGTCCGCCATCGGAAGCTGGAACACGGCCCAGGTTACCGACTTCCAACGCGCCTTCCACAACGCTCGCGCCTTCAATCAGCCGATCGGCGGCTGGGATGTTTCGGCTGGCACCACCTTCTATCTGATGATGGGCGGAGCGCAGGCGTTCAACCAGAACATCGGCCCCTGGCGCTTCCTCTCGGCAAACCAGTTGTCCTATCTTCTTTATGACTGCCGTGCCTTCAACAATGGCGGCAGTCCCGAGATCGGGACCTGGGTCTTCCCGCTCGCGCGCTCAGTGGGCGGTATGTTTTTCAACTGCCAGGCCTTCAACCAGCCGATCGGCACTTGGGATGTCTCGGGCATCGAGAACTTCTACTGGGAGCAGCCCTCGGGCCAGTTCATGGTCGGTATGTTCCAATCGGCCACCGCCTTCGACCAGGATCTCTCGGACTGGCGGCCGAGCGCAGCGCGGCGGATGGACAGGATGTTCTCAAGCGCAACCGCCTTCGACAATGCTGGCAACCCCGGCATCAACGACTGGGACGTGAGCAAAGTCGAAAACTTTTTCGGCATGTTTTCCCGGGCGAGCCGTTTCAACCAGCCTATCGGCGGATGGAACACCAGTGCCGGGCAGAATTTCAGCCAGATGTTCTACACGGCTACCGCCTTCAACCAGGACCTGAGCGGCTGGTCCATGGGCAATGCCCGAACCACTGCCTGGATGTTTGGTCGTGCGAGCGCCTTCAACAACGGCGCAAATCCCGGCATCAATACCTGGGATGTTTCTCAGGTCACGGACATGTCGGGCATGTTCGGCCGCGCCACTGCCTTCAACCAGCCGATTGGCAACTGGAATGTTGAAGCCGTCGAACGCTTCTGGACATTGTCCAACTCTGGCGAGTTACGCCTTGGCTTCCTCGAGGCCACGGCCTTCGATCAGGATCTCGAGGGTTGGCAGCTGCGCAGTCTGGGCACGGACCTCACGAACTTTGGCGCGCCGGCCCTGAGCCGGGCCAATTATTCGCGGCTCCTGACCGGTTGGGCCAACCAGATGCGCGCCAACAATGGGCCCTTTGCGATCGCCCTCAATGTCTTGAACCTTAGCTATGACGGGACCATCCACGCACCCGGCGCCACCTATGAGACAGCGATCGCCGGGCGCGCGGCGCTGGTCGGAGCAAACCGGATGACCATCGCCGGGGCGACAGATCCGGCCGCCAACGGCGATTATCCATTCGGCGCCCGCTATCAGAATGACGCGGGGTGGTATTTCACGAACAATTCGGTGCGCTGGACGCTCTTTGACCCGCTCGGCAATGCCCAAGCCGTGGGCGACATCCCCACCGGCGCCAACAACACGCCCGGCAATGTCACCAGCTGGTCGGGCGTTTTGGCCGGGGCTAGCGTCAAGCGCACCGGCGCTGCCTGGACCATTAGTGGAGACCAGCTTGCATGACCGACAAGACCAGCATCGACCACGTCGCGCCCTCGGCCGAGTTCTGGATCGCCCATGGGCCAGAGGCCGTCCATTACGGCCAACTCGCCCCCGGCGAAGCCCTCAGCTCCGGCTTGCCCGGCTTTGAGACCTTTTTGCCGGAGGTAGAGGCGGACTGGCGCACGCGCCTGGCAGAGCTCGGCGTTATTCTGCCTGACCCGCCGCCCGAGCCGTTACCACCCTGGCTTGCGGGGGCTGAGGCCGACGGACTGAGTCCTATCGCCCCGGTGTCCTGAGGCTGCGACAAATCCCGGCAGTATCCCCCAAGTACCCTCCCACATACCCGCGCCCTTGGTCCTCCAGGGGCGTTTTGCATTTTGGAGACCCCTCATGTTCGGACCGCTCTGGCAGGCCACGCGTGATTTGCATCACCAGGCCGAGGAACACCCGCTGGCGCGCGCGATGATCGCGGGCACGATCACACCGCAGGCCTGGGCCGATTGGCTGCAAGCGCATCTGACGATCCAGCTGGCGCTTGATCCGCATCTGCCGCCTGCAGTGCGACGGGCGGATGCACTGGCATTTGATCTGCTGGCGCTGTTGCCGGTGGAGGCTCGACCCAGCCCGGCCGCAGCGGAATTCGCCGCGACGCTGCCCGATACGGTGTCCATCTTCGGGGCAGCCTATCTGACCATTGGCGCACATCGGCGGGGTGGGCGCGTGATTGAGAAGGCGCTGCGGGCCGCAGGGCGCGATCTGCCCTCGCAGCACACGGTCTTCGAGGACGGGCCTGCGGCAGAGGCCTTCGTCAAGCAGCTGCGCGAGATCCCGGCATTGGCCCCCGGGGCGCGGCGTGCTTTCGCCGCTCTGACGGCAGTGATGGACGAGATCGTCGCGCGGGGAGATTTTGCGATGCCGATTGCTGAGACGGAGGTCGTGCCATGAAGACCCTTCCTCCCGGGCTGCAGGACCATCTCGACAGTGGCGTCACCACGCTGGCCTGGTGCTGGCGGCTGACCCGCGGCGATGGCGCGGCCTTCGGCTTCACCGATCATGATTTGCCGCTCACCTTCGACGGCACCACGTTTGAGCCGGAGAGCGGGTTTTCGGCCTCTGAGATCCGGGCCGGTTCTGATCTCGCCGTCGATGCGCAAGAGGCCGAGGGCGTGCTGTCATCGGACCGCATCACCGAGACCGATATTCTGGATGGCCGCTGGGACAATGCCGCCGTCGAGGTCTGGCGCGTGAACTGGGCGGCGCCCGATCAGCGTGTCTTGATGCGGCGCGGCGCCGTCGGGCAGATCAGACGCGGACGGCTGGCCTTCGTGGCCGAGGTCCGCAGCCTCGCCCATGTGCTCGGCCAGACCGTCGGCCGGGTGTTTCAGGCGGGATGTGATGCGGAATTGGGCGATGGGCGCTGCCGCGTCAATCTCGGGGCCAGCACGTTTCGCGGCACGGGCAGCGTCATCGAACGCCTGCGCGACCGGGCCTTCGTCGTGGAAGGGCTCGGGTCTTTTGCGGCGGGCTGGTTTGCGCAAGGCACACTGACCTGGGAGACCGGCGCCAATGCCGGGCGGCGCGCAGAGGTGCTGCTGCATGATGTGACCGGCGGGCTGGTCACGCTGACCCTGCTCGAGGCGCCCCTGCGCGACATCACCGCGGGGGATGCGTTCACCGTCACGGCCGGCTGCGACAAACGTTCGGAGACCTGTTCGGCCAAATTCAGCAACATCGCCAATTTCCGGGGCTTCCCGCATATCCCGGGCCAGGACGCGGTGATCCGCTATGCCACCAAGGATGGCGGGCATGACGGCGAGGTGCTGGGATGAACGCGCCCTTTCCACGCCGCCGCGGTCGGCCACCCAAGCCTGCCGATCCTGATCAGGTGATTGCCCTGGCGCGCGACTGGCTCGGAACGCCTTACCACGATCAGGCCAGCCTGAAGGGCGTGGGCTGCGATTGCCTCGGCCTCGCCCGCGGCATCTGGCGAGACCTTCACGGACCCGAGCCCTTCCCGATCCCACCCTATAGCCGAGATTGGGGCGAGACCGGGGAGCTAGAGGTCCTCGCCGAAGGGTCGGCACGCCTCATGCTGCCGGTCTCGTTGGAGGCTCGCCAACCCGGCGATCTGCTTCTGTTCCGCATGCGCCCGGGCGCCATCGCCAAACATGTTGGGATTTTGACAGCGCCGGACCAGTTCATCCACGCCTATGAGCGTCTCGGCGTCATCGAAGAGCCGCTGACGCCCGCATGGGCGCGGCGCATCGCCTTTGTCTTCCGCTTCCCGCGGCCATCACCCCGTCGCAGAAAGACCTCCTGATCATGGCCACCCTCATTCTGGGCGCAGCCGGGGCCGCGCTTGGCGGCTCGCTCATCTCCGGCACCATCCTCGGCCTGACCGGGGCCGCCATCGGCGGCTTCATCGGCGCCTCGATCGGCTCGGTCGTCGACAGCTGGATCATCTCCTCGCTCGCCCCCGGCCAGCGCATCGAAGGGGCCCGCCTCGACAGCCTGCGCCTGACCTCCTCGACCGAAGGCGCCGTCATCCCGCGCGTCTCGGGTCGCATGCGCATGGGCGGCAATATCATCTGGGCGACCGATTTCAGGGAGGAGGTGCGCACCAGCACCCAGCGCGTCGGCGGCAAGGGCGGCGGTGGGTCCAAGGTCACGACGACCGAGTATCTTTACTACGCCAGCTTTGCCGTGGCGCTGACAGAAGGGCCGATTTCCGGCATCGGCCGCATCTGGGCCGACGGCAAGCCGATGGACATGACCGGCGTGACCTGGCGCTGGTATCCCGGCGACGAGAGCCAGCGGCGCGATCCGTTCATCGCGGCCCGGATGGGGGCGGCCAACACGCCTGCCTATCGCGGCACGGCGTACGTCGTCTTTGAGGATCTGCCGCTGGAGAGCTACGGCAACCGCCTGCCGCAGCTTTCCTTCGAGGTGTTTCGCCCCATCGCCGATCCGGACAGCGCCGAGGGCATGATCCGCGCGATGGTGCTGGGCGATGGCTTGGGCGAGTTCGGGTTGGCGACGGGGATTGTCACGACACAAGCAGCGGGCTCGACCACCGCAGTGAATGCCAGCCTTGATGCAGGCGCGGCGGATTTCATCTTGGCGCTGGATCGGCTGCAGGCCGCGTGCCCCGGGCTAGAGGCTGTCACGCTCCCCGTTGCCTGGTTTGGCGATGATCTACGCGCAAGCAGCTGCCAGATCCGGCCCGGCGTTGAGACCCGCGCGCGCAGCACCAGGCCGCTGACTTGGGGCGTCAATGGAGAGACGCGCAGCAGCGCGCATCTTCTGTCGCGCGGGGCGAATGGTGTGGGGTTTCGAGGCACGCCGTCGGACCAGACCGTGATCGCCGCCATCCGCGAGATCAAGGCGCGCGGGCTCCGGGTGACGCTGGCCCCGGTGCTGATGCTGGACATACCGGCCAGCAACACGCGCATTAACCCCTGGACTGGGGCGGCCCCGCAGCCTGCTTATGCCGCCGCGACCCGCATCACCGCCAGCCTCGCGCCGGGCGTGCCGGGAAGCCCGGACCTGTCGGTGGTGATGACCAGCGAGATCACCAGCTTTTTCGGCGCGGCGACGCCGGCGCACTTCGCGGTGTCGGGTGAGACCGTGCGCTGGACGGGCCCTGCCAGCGATCGGGGCCTGCGCCGCCTTGTGCTGCATTACGCTCATCTCGCGGCGCGCGCAGGCGGGGTCGACAGTTTCCTGCTGGGGCCGCGGCTGGATGGGCTGGTCACCCTCCGATCGGCCCCCGGCACTTATCCGGCCACTGCGCAATGGATCAGCCTGGCGGCGGCCGCGCGTCAGATCCTCGGGGCGGGCACGAAGATCGGGTTTTCGGCAGGACCCGAGACCTGGCACAGCCATCATCCGGCCCCGGGCGAGATGCGGTTTCCGCTCGATCCGCTTTGGGCCGATGCCAATGTCGATTTCATCGGAGTGGAAGCCTATTGGCCGCTCGCCGACTGGCGCGATGGCGACGACCATCGTGATGCGGCCCTCTGGCCCGCACCGCAAGACCGCGCCTATCTCGCGGCCAACGTTATGGGCGGCGAGGGCTACGATTGGCGATACCTGTCTGATGCTGACCGCGCATCACAGCGTCGGACGCCTGTGCCGGACCTCACGGGCGGGAATGCCGCCGAGGCCTGGCTCTATCGTCCGAAGGATCTGATCGGCTGGTGGAGCAATCCGCATGTCCCGCGCCTGAGCGGCGTGCCGCAATCCCCCACGGCTTGGGTGCCAGGATCAAAGCCGATTCGCTTCACGGCCTTTGGGGCCCCGGCCGTCGATCGCGCAGGAAATGACCCTGATGCGCTGCGCGCACCGCTCGCCGCAGATGCGCGTCTGCCATGGTTCTCCCGGGGCTGGCGCGATGATGCCAGCCAGCGCAGCGTGATCGAGGCAATCCTGGGACATTGGACAGCACCGGGCGCCAACCCCGTCTCGCCGAATAGCGGCAGGACGATTCTGGATCTGGCAAACAGCACCACCTCTTTCTGGGACACGCGGCCATATCCGGCCTATCCCGAAGCCAGCGACCTCTGGCCCGATGCCGGGACCTGGCGCACAGGTCACACTCTCAGCGGACGGATCGGATCGGTGTCGCTCGCAGCCCTCGTGCGGTCCCTCTGCCGCCGCGCAGGCCTGCCAGACGCGCAGATCGATGTCTCGGGCCTCTGGGGCGCGGTCGAGGGCCATGTCATCACCGCTCTCGAAAGTCCTCGCACCTCGATCACGGTGCTCGCGCGGCATTTTGGCTTTGATGCGGTCGAAAGCGAAGGCCGCATCCGGTTCCTGATGCGGGGGCGCGCGCCGGTCGCTGTCATGTCGACCGAAGATATGGTGACAGGCGCCACGGGCGGGGCGGAGGTTTTTGAGCTGATCCGCGCGCAGGAGACCGAACTGCCGCTGGCGCTCAAATGGCAGATCGCGCGCGCAGACGAGGATTACGACAGCGCCATGGTCGAGGCGCGCCGCGTGACGGTCACCGCTGCGCGCGTCACGGCTGAGGCCTTTCCGATGGCCGTGCCGCCGGAAGAGGCAGAACGGCGCTGTCGCCGTGCGCTGATGGAAGCCTGGACCGGGCGCGAGAGCGCGGCCTTCCGGCTACCGCCCTCGAGGCTGGCGCTGGATCCGAGCGATGTGCTGCGCCTTTCGCATGATGGGCGCGAGCTCGATCTGCGGATCCTGTCGCTCGCCGACAGCACAGTACGCGGGATCGAGGCATTGGTGCAGGACCGAACGCTGCATGACCTGCCGCCGGGGGCGGCGCGCCCCGCGGCACTCGCGCGACCCCTCGTGTTCGGGGCGCCGGAGATCGCTTTCCTCGATCTGCCGCAGCTCAGCGAGGCCGAGATCGATCACCAACCGCTGATCGCGGCCGATGCACGCCCCTGGCCGGGCACCCTTGCTGTCTGGCGCAGTGCCAGCAGCGATGGCTTCAGCCTGATCCAGACGCTGGGGGCCCGAGCGCGCTTGGCGGGGCTGGTCGAAGACTTGGGCGCAGGCCCGGTCGGGCGTTTTGATCATGCCAATGCGCTGGTACTCGATCTGGCGAGTGGCACGCTGGAAAGCGTCACGGATCTCGCGCTCTTCGGCGGCGCCAATGCGCTGGCCCTCGAGACCGCCCCGGGGCTTTGGGAGATCCTTCAGGCGGGAACGGCGGAACTGATCGCCCCCGGACGCTATCGGCTGACCCGGCTTTTGCGGGGGCAGCGCGGGACTGAGGGGGCCATGGGCGATCCGGCACCTGCGGGCGCACGCATTGTGCTCTTGGACACGACACTGGCGCGGCTGCCCATCGCGCTTGGCGATCTTGGTCTGCCCTGGCTCTGGCGTGTGGGACCCGCGGCGCTGCCCTTCACCGATCCGAGCTTTGCGGCTGCAGAGTTCACGCCGCGAGGCGCAGGGCTTCGGCCCTTTGCGGTAGCGCGGGTGGAGCAGCCGAGCTTGAGGGGGCGAATTCCCGGCGATCTGACCCTACGCTGGATCCGCGCCGATCGCGCGCTGGTCGCCGACAGCTGGGAGGCCGTCGAGGTGCCTATGTCGGAGGCCAGCGAGGCCTATGAGGTCGAGATCATGGGAGCTGATGGCGCAAGCGTTGTGCGGGTTCTAACCGCGAGCCAGCCGCAGGCCCTCTACAGCGCGACCGATCAGATCGCCGATCGCGGCGTGCTGCTGGGGCCCGGCGACAGCCTCACCCTCCGCATCTTCCAGCTGTCCGCGCTCCTTGGGCGTGGGGCGTCGCGAACCGTCACACTCAATTTCTGAAGGAAGTCCATACCATGGCCGAGACAAGCGCTCGGCTTCTGCTGCCCTGGCTGCAAGCCGCGCAGGCACAGAAGCATGTCACCCATAACGAAGCGCTCCGCCGTCTCGATGGCCTCGTCAACCTGACCGTCGAGGATCGCAACCGCAGTGCGCCACCGGCAAATCCCGCCGAAGGAGCAGCCTATCTTGTGGCCGCAGGCGCCAGCGGCCTCTGGGCAGGATGGTCGGGCGATATCGCCCTCTGGGCCGATGGTGCCTGGCTGCGCCTGCCGGCGCGGCCCGGCTGGCGGCTCTGGGTCCTGGCCGAAGACATTATGTTGGTGCGCCTCGCTGCGGGCTGGATCACCCTCGATGCCGCCATGGGGCTACTGGTCCGGGGCGCAAGCACCGATCTGGCTGAGGGCGCGCTTGGCAGCCGGACGCGGGCGCTGGTGGTCGAGGCCTCGGTCTCGGGGCTCGCGGGCAGCAGTGTGACCACGCCGCTGACAATCCCGGCGGGAGCACTGGTGATCGGCGTCTCGGCTCGCGTGACCACCGCGATCACCGGCGCCACCGGCTTTGCGCTGGGGACCGCCGCAGAGCCATCCGCGTTCGGGGCGGGCTTTGGCCCAGGTCTCGGGGTACTGGCCGAATTGCCGATCACGCCGCGGACTTTTGCTCTCGCAACGCCCGTGCGGGTGTCTGCGGAAGGTGGGAATTTCACCGGTGGGGCCCTGAGGCTCGCCTGCCACATTCTTTCGATCGGAGCCCCCGCATGAGCGAGACCACATCCCCCGGCCTTTTGGCTGCAACCGCTGCGGCCTTCCGCGACCATGGCGTGACGGCGGCCATCACGGCGCTCATCGGCGGGTTCATCGCGCTCTTTGCCGCCGTCACGCGGCGCGCCTTCACCAACGAGGCGCTGCTGCAGCGGCTCGACCGTGAATTGATCGCTGATCGCGAACGCATCGAGGCGCAGCGCGCTGAGGACCGCAAGCTCGATGCCGATCGGTTGGACCGCATCGAGACTGACATCCGCACGGTGCGCGATCTTCTCTTCGAGGCGTTCCAGCGCAATCGCAGCGACTGAAGTCGCGAGAACGCGTCCAAACCAACACTTCGCGCGTCGCCGGAACCCCGGCGGCGTCTAATCCCATCGCGCCTTGCGGTGGGCTTTTGTCGTTTCAGCCAAAGGAGACCATCATGCCCGACCCCGTCCGCACGTTCCGCCATTTTCGTGAGGTCCCCGACAATCTCTGGCGCTGGCCGAACTTCAGCCCGGCCGAGATCGCATGCCGCGGCACCGGGCAGCTGAAGCTGCATCCGGAGGCGCTCGACAAGCTGCAGGCGCTCCGCGACCGGCTGGGCAAACCGCTGATCGTCCGCTCTGCTTACCGTTCGCCCGCACACAACCGTGCCGTCGGTGGCGCAAAGGCGTCGAAGCACATGGACGGGACCGCGTTTGATATCGCTATGGCAAACCATGACCCGGTAATCTTCGAAGCGGTGGCAAGGGAGATCGGGTTTCTGGGGTTTGGCTATTATCCTCGCTCGGGATTCATGCACATCGATCTGGGTCCGGCGCGATCCTGGGGCGAGAAGTTTCCGGTTCGGGCGGTGCCGTTTGCGCCGGAAACCCCGCCCGCGCGAGAAGTCCTGGCTGAAAGCCGGACGCTGAAAGGCGCAGGCGCCGCCGGCGTTGCGACCGTGGGGGCGGCCGGCGTCGAGGTTGCACAGCAGGTGCTGGCTGAAGCCCAAGGGGCCGTTCTTCCGCTGGTGCCTCATCTCGAAAGCCTGCGCTGGATCTTCATCGCCCTCGCGTTGGCAGGCATTGCCGTGGCGATCTGGGCGCGCGTTGATGACTGGCGGAAGGGGATGCGGTGATGTTGGGCGCCATGCTGGCCGGGCTATTCGTCCGCCCCTGGGCGCGGCGGATCATCGGAGCGGCGCTCGCCGCTCTGGCCGTCGTGCTGTTCCTCTTCAACCTGCGGCGTGCTGGCGAGCGCGCTGGCCGCGCAACGGAACGGCTCGAAACCCTCGAGGAAATCAACCATGCCCAACGTCAGATGCTTGAAGAAGCTGCTCGGCGTCCTCGCAGTCGGGATGATCTTCTTGACCGGCTGCGCGACGGGGAGTTCTGAATGGAGGGGGACAGGCGTCTGCCCGTCCGTGGTCGAATACAGCCGTGAAGAGCAGCAGCGGATGGCGGAAGAGGTTGAGGCGCTGCCTGAAGACAGCGTCATCGTGGGCTGGCTTGCGGATTATGCCGTGCTCAGGGGGCAGGTCAAAGCCTGCCACCATTGAAGTGACTTCAACGCACACCGCTCCACTAATGCTGAACCTCCCAAACAATGAAACCACTCGTTAAAATTTTCGGTCAAAAATGGCGTCTTCAATCTTCCTAAGGAAAGGATGTGATGCGGCAAGTATCAGCCAAATGGCCAGTATCGTAAGCGCCACCACTGGATGAGCGTGGTCAGGAAACTGCGCGAAGAAGCCAGTTAGGTCGTTGCTCGGCCATTCCGCAATTGGCTGCTCATATTTGTTCAGAATTTGGTTTGTCAGCAGCCATCCAAAACAGGCCAGTGCGAAACCGCTCAAATCAAGCCTTGCGAAGCCAATTATTAAAATTGGAGCGTAAAGTGGTATGAATGTGTAAAAAATTCGCGTTACATCAGAGCCCCCTACGATCGACAGCAACCCGACGTAAACAATCGCCACAGCCGAGAAGACTTGGACGCGATCATCTATGATATTCAACCGAGAGAGCCAGGCAGTTTTGATCAGCAAGAGCGGTCCGAGCGTAAGTGAAATCGCTGCCAACGCGTCGAGAAACCTAGTCGGGTCGGTGAGAAGGCGATACAGCCACAAAAATGCAGTCATTATTTGTGACTGACTTTCACAGGAGGAAATCTCGAGCATAAGGCTCTTGGTGACAATCCCTACCAGTAATAGCCCAGCACCGAAGATTGCAGAGCGCACCTTTTGCCTTGCTTCTATCACAGCAAAAGCACCAAACAGCGGTATCAGATAAAAAGCTGCCTCACGGAATGGTATCGCAATAATGCAAATGAGTCCGGCTAAGTGAAATTTGCGCTTCAGTGAAAACAGTAAGGAAATCGACATGAGCAGCATAAATGGCGGATCCATGTACACTGGGTAGAAGTTGGTGAATTTTATCGGTGAAAAAATCAAGAAGCTTGGGATCGCAATCGCTGCGGTAAGAGCTTTGATGTTCCCTTTCCAGAGTGAAAAAGTAATAAGTGGAAAAGCGAGTGAGAAGAGAGCAGACACTGCCAGGTTGAATTCATAAAATCCAACCTTTCCACCGAATATGTTCACTAATATCCAAGGTGTACCGACCCGAGCGCAAAAGGGAAAAGCGGGAGGTTCATTTAGTGTATTTGCGTCAGAAAATAACCGAAGGAGTCTATCATAGTGGACTCCATCCCAACCAAGGCCGTTTGAAACCCAAACGACATCTTGTGTCATGATCGATCTCGCGACGCCAAGAAGTCCAGCAAGAACGAAAACAAAAAAGACTAAAAATTCGATATGTTTTCTCTCAATCTTTATTGAGTTCATATCTTCATCCCCTTGAACATCCGCTCCGGTATGTTCCGGATGATCAGCATGATCAGGCGCCAGATCGGGCGCACGTAGATCACGTCCTTTTTGCGCTCAACCGCGCGCGCGATGGCATCCGCAACCTCGCTCGGTTCGGCTGTCAGCTTAGTTGGCAGATCCATCCCTTCGGTCATCTGCGTTGCGACAAACCCCGGCAGGACGGTGACAACGTGAACGCCGCGTTTCGCCAGACGGTTACGCAAGCCTGAGAGGAATGCCGTGAAGCCTGCTTTTGCAGATCCGTAGACGTAGTTCGTGGCCCTGCCGCGATCGCCTGCGACCGCTTGATCTGCTCGTCTCGCTTCGCGTTCCCGCCTGGCCGGCCCGCCCAATGCCAGAGCTGGTCGACATACCGGCCGCCAAGTTCGGCGGGGCCAAGTCGCCAGGCCTCGGGGCCGAGCAACGCGTCGACCGCCTTCTGAAAATCTTTGTCCGCCCCTCCCGCCACCACGGCCCGCACGAGCGCCGCTTCAGTCCCCGGATTTCGCTCGAGCACCGCGGCGAGCTTCTCGGCCGCGTCCGGCTTCAGCGAGTTCCAGCCAAACGCCAGCGAAGGGCCGTTCTTGTGATTCACAAGCTGCGGATTGGCCAGGGCAAACTCGCGGGCCTGCTCGACGGAGAGCACCTGCGGCCCGCCGACGTAGTAGCCTGCCGACCAGGTGGCGAGCAGATCGGCCTGCTGCATGGGCGAGAGCTTGGGAATGGCTGCCCGCACCGGCGCGAGCTTGGCCTCGATCTGGTCGGGCCAGTACTTCTTCGGGTCGTCGCGGTAATACTGCCCGTTGTGACCGCCGGCCCAGTCGGTCTGCACGGTCTGGGCGTAGCGGGGAAACTTCGCCAGCAGGGCCTTCGCCTCGGGGGTCGGCGGCGTGGCCTCTTCGCCAGCGATCTTCGCCTGATTGTAGAGCCGCACCGCGGCCGACCAGGCGAGCAGCAGCCGCCACTCTTCGTCGAAGGGAGCGGCCGCCGCCAGCGCCTGGCAGTCGGCGACGAGTTCTGGAGTGACGTGATCCTGTGGCAGGTCGTAGCGGCAGCGGCGGATCGATTCGACCAGCCAACGAAAGTCGGCCTCATGGAGGGCGAGCAGTTCTGCAGCCGGCGCGGAAGCCTGCACCGTGGCCAAGAGCCGCCCGGCGACGGCGGCCCGGTCGCCGCGGGCGATCGCGGTGTCGAGAAACCAGCGATCGAACTGGCGAAACCGCCGGTTCACCGCGAGCTTTGTCGCCATCCCCCGGCCGAAGGCGTAGGCGAGGGTCGGGTTGTCCAGCGCGTTGATTGAGAGCGTGTGGAGAGCCAGGATCGCGTCGCCCGCGGCGGTGGAGGCAGGGTCGGCCTGCTGCAGAAATTGCTGGTAGAGGGCCACGGCCCCTTCCCAGTCGCCGGCCAGTTCGGCTGCGCGGCCGGCCTCATGGAGCAGCGATGGCTGTGCGGGCAGGTTGACCCGCAGCCAGGCCCGCGCCGCGGCAAGTGCCTGCTGCGGCCGGGCGGCCGCCACGCCCTCGGCGATGAACGCCCGGACGGCCTCCTCCGGCTGTGTTTCGATCGCCTTCATCATCGTTGCCCGCCGCTGCTCGAAGGCAGCCGGGTCGGCGGCGCGGATGCACAGCGAGGGCACCGCCGCCACTGCGATCGCGGCGAGCGTCGCCAAAAAACGGTGCCGAAGAGTCACTGGTCACCTCCCGCCCGGCCCTGACCGTCAAGTCCGGCGAGCTTGCGCCGCGCGTCGTCCAGGTGCCTGCTTGCCGGATAGTCGAAGACGAGCTGCCGCAGCTTGGCCTTGGCGAGGTCCATGTCGCCCATCCGGAAGGCGACGTTGGCCCACAGCAGGAGCATCTCGTCGAGAAAAGCGGCGTCGGGGTAGTCCTTGAACACGCTTTGCAGGAGATCCGAGGCCTGCGCGAAGTTTTCGGTGTCGACGTGGTAACGGATGACTCGACCGAGCGATTCGGCGGCAAACCCGCTTTCCGGGAAGGTTTCATAGCAGCGGCGGTAGGCGGCCATCGCAGGGGCGAGCATGTTCTGCAAGGCCGTCGCCTTCGTGAGGCCCGTCTCGCCCCACTTGCTGTTGTGCATGTCGGCTGCTTCCACCTTTTTCTCGGCATCTTTCTGGAGTGCCTCGCCGATGCGAAACTGTGCCTCGGCCGCCGAGATCGGATTGGCCAGTTCGAGCACCTTCCCGAAGGCCTCCACGGCCTTGGCGTAGTCGCCACGATCGACAAGGCTCTGGCCCAACGCCATCAGTGCCTGATCTGCCAGCACCGACTCGGGGTAGAGACGATTGAAGGCCAGACACGTGGCCGAGGCCGCCTCGAAGTTGTCTTCGAGCAGCTCGCTCTCCCACTTCAGTCGAAAGGCGGTCTCCACGATGTCGCCCGGAAGCTTCAGCCGGTTGGCGATGATCGGATCGACCCGCGCGAGTGCCTCGCCGGCCCGCTGAGCAGCACGCTCGTCGAGACCCATGTCTTTGTAGATCGCCCCCAGGCCCACGAGTGCTTCAGCCTCCACGACTCCCTTCCGCGATTTGAGCAGCTCATCGAAGACCACATATTGGTCGGCCGACACTCCCGAGTTGACCGATCCCGACACCTTCACATGGGCTTCGCTTTCGCGGGGATCATCGCCGTGGAGATGCACCTCGTCGGTGTAGCGAATCACCAGATCGTCGAGTTCGCGGGTGAGGAGCACGGCGTCGTCGGGGCTTGCCACGGTATCGGCGTCGGCGACGCCGAGGTCGATCTTGCCGGCGAAGATGCCGCTGCGGATTTCCGGTCCGTCTCCGACCTCGGTGAGGGTCACGCTGACACTGTCGCGATCCTGCCACGACTCATCTTCGTCTTCCTTGGCGAAGATGTCGAGGAGATCG